CGATGTAGCATTTACTCACATTGCTCCAGCAGGATATATTACTTCTAGTCAAACAATTTCAAACGGCAATACGAATGCTAATGATAAGTTAGTTACATCAGCTGCGGTCGATGAACACGTTGTATATAAAGAAAATTTATTATTTAATAATTCTGATTCTACTGTTAAAACATATTTTGGTGATAGCAGCACTTCACGCAGTACTGGCTCTCACATATTAAAGGATTTTAGATTGAATACCGAAGTTGCCCAAGATTTTGTAAATTTACAGAATGGCGCAACACTTATAACTACCTTTAGAGCAGTTGAACAAAGGTTTGATTTAGTTGATTATAGCGATAAAATTGGAATAAGCCAAGTTAATATCAACCATTTTAGAATTAATACGATCGATGATAGCAATCGTTTAAATATAAAAGATCTTGGAATTGGTACTGGCCTTATTGCTAATAGCGCGATTACCACAGTTAAAATTAAAGATAAAGCTGTATTGAATTCTAAGATTGTTGATGATGGAATTACAACTCGTACTATTATAAATGATGCTGTAACAACCGATAAGATTATCGATGAAGCTATAACTCCTGCTAAATTATCTGGATCTGCATCAACCCCTTCTCTTTCTCCATCATGGGACGGCACTGCGGTAAATATTCCAAGGTCTTTAATTGTTAGCAGCGATGTTAATGCTGGTGGAAATGTTTCACTTAAGGGAACAACGTTAAGCATATACAATTCAACAAATCGAGGTTCTGGCAATTCTCATCAAGGCAGAGCACTTGTTCATGCTACAGGAGATAAGCTATCTATTAATCATCTAAGTGATTTTACTGCAGGAGTAAACATTAACGGTGTAGTAACCGTCAATGATATGTCTCTCGCCAATATAATTGCAGGCGGAAATAGATCAGTTATAACTAAAGAATACGTAGATCGTGCTGACATCCTTCTTAATCCTATCGCAGAAGATAAAATTCAAGATGATGCGGTTATACATCGTCACATGACTCCTGATTCGGTTGACACTGAGGAATTATTTGATTTCTGTGTAACAAGCCCGAAAGTTGAACTTGTTGGTCCACACTGGAATTCTACAGGTACAGTTAAAATATATAATCAGCTAGATGTTGCAGGAAATAAACTAGAGATTGGTGAACCTGCGGCAGTCGGTGATAAAACTGAAATAGTCCTTCGTGGACCTCAAACATCATCAAATTTATTGCGCGGATTTGCAACCATTACTCGAAACAAGGGTGCAGCTGGTGATCTATCCATTAAAAATACTCAAGGAGAGATTACATTTAGTGCTGCAGGAGACACCAATTTAAGAATAACAGGTACACGAGCATTTATTCCTAAAACACTTACTATCAGTGGAGATGGATCTTCAACAATTGCTGGTACTAATTTTACTAATCCACCACTCCTTGTTGGTAATTCTACTCAAGGAATTGCAGTTGATCAAAATGAGATTATCCAAAAAGGTAATCATCTAATCTTAGGTGTATCTGATGGCGCAACTCAAAATATACAATTTAAAGAAGGCGTAAACACACTTGCTACAATTAATGGTAGTACTGGTAACTTCACATCACAAGGTGATATTATTACAAATACAGGAAACGTTAAAGGTGCTGGAACAAATAGCAGTTTATTCCTTGATGGTCAAGGAGCGAATATTCGATTACACGGAAGCGCTGATTCAGTTCTTATAAATAACGCAAATCATAGCGCAGATATACACAACTTTTCGAATCAATCTGGTACAGCACTAAGCCTTTCAATTAATGCGAAAACTAAAAAGGTTACACTTTACTCTGAAGGCGTCAATGATAATCATTTGATTACTAAGAAATATGTTGACGATAAGAAAATTGCACCTTCAGATCTCACAACTGGTGGACCACTGTGGTCCGATAGCGGAATAGTACAAACTAAAAATGCACTTTTTATTAAAGGTACTACTAACGGTAACCATGATTCTGTAGGTGTTTATACTAGGAACATAATTGGCGAGAATGATGGAGTCAACTCTGATACACTTCTTAGATTAAAGGGAGGAAACAGTGCTTCCGATGCATCTATAATAATTCATGGCAATCAACATTCCAATCAAAATCAAGTTGTAATAAGAGGAAAACAAACTCAAGTTCAAACTATTACTGGTACTAATGCATTAGATATTCAAGCAGACGGGAAAATTCTAGTTCCTTTACAGACAGTGACATTTGTTAACTCTCATCCGCGAGCCGTTGCAACAAAAGAATGGGCTTTAACTGAGATTGGAAAAACATTCCCGGATATCGCTTATGTTCGTAGGATTGGTTCAAATATGCTGGGCGATCTCACATGGAGTGCACCAATTGCGACTGCTGCAGGAGAGACCCCACCAAATGGGAATGGACTAAGTTGGCACGCAGATTCAGATTACGCTTCAATTAAATTTCATACAGATGGAGATAGTAGCTTAAATAATAGATTAGAATTTAACATCGGTGATAATGGTACAGAAAATTTCTTATTTACTTATACTAATACACAGAGTGTTACGTATAACCTTCTTAAAGTAGGACAGAACAATTTTTCATATAAAGGCTATGACATTTGGCACGACGGAAATCGATCAATGCCAAACTTGGCTCCATATGCAAAAACCTCGGCTTTGGCGCCATTAGCAACTAAGCAGCAATTGACTGCATATTCATTAACAAGTCATAACCACGATAGTAGATATGCTGCCTTAAACCACAACCATAGCCAATATGCAACAACCACTACTGTTAATTCATTAACAAACAGAGTAGCTGTTCTTGAAAATGCTGGAGGTCTGGCATCAGTGCAACATACCGGCTCATCTGCTACAGCTATCCGTGGTTGTTCTATAGCTAGAACAGGCACTGGACAATATACTATAACAATTCCTAATTCAGGCAAAAGACCAGTTGCGGTTGCTTCACTCGCGTATAATATTGGACTCACAGGTGTTGGAGAAGAAACATTCACTGGTTCGAATATAATATCTGCACGTACGACTGGTAACACGTCGATAGTTATTGAGATCGTTGAATTGCATGCGACCGCCAAGATTGGTGCGCATGGCGACGATGACTACGAAACTGCTGTCTTCAAGAAGAAAAATGTTGACGCAGCTTTCCAAGTAATAATTTCTAACTAATTGTGAAACTATATTATTATATACACAATATTGATGCGTCTGCTGATTTGGCATTTACTACTTCGGCTGAACCTATAAAAAGAAGTGGTAATACGTGGATCGAACTGAGTGAGACAGATCTAGAAAAATATAGATTACATATAAAATATATAAATTATTGTTCAATTGGTGCGGACGGTGATTTAAAATGTGATTATATTCAGGTTCTATCTCAAAAATTGTCCGAACTAGACAGTAGCGTAAAAAATAAAATTAAACAACTGCGGATGCTATTGCTTGAAGCGAGTGCAATGGATAATAAATCGGTGGTTGCTGAGATTGCAGGAGTCATTAAATCATTGAACGAATTTATAAAGGGTGATTTTTCAGGAATAACAGATATAGACCAAATAGAGAATATAACATGTGCAGAGTTACATATAGATTATGTTGAATATTATGAATCAGAAATATACGGAATATGATATACACGGCAAAGGTGTGCCGCGTCTTGATCATGTAGAAGAATTAGAAGATTATATGAAATCTTTAGCTAATAAAGATTCATATGATAAACTTAAAAGAACTGTTCGAGTAGGTAAGCCTAATTCGATGGCATATAAGGGAACAAATTCAACACATGCGACGATGTCTGAAAAGGACAAAATTAGACTTATACCAATGTTAAAGAAATGTTTCCCTAGTCTGATGTTCAGAATAACTGGAAATTTTATATATGGCCCTGGCGACGCGATTGGAGAGCACACCAATGCCGATGATCCATCTGACACGCTTTACATAGTATACGCTACAGGAAAGTCTACGTTTTCTTATAGATTTTCATTAGATGACGATTTTATTGATACACATGATGCAGTCGACGCTATCACATTGAGAGCATTTGAAATCACGTCGAGAGAACCATATACTTTCCACAAAGCCGAATGCGAATCAGGTTATAGAGTATCAATTGGACTACGCTATGTTGATTCCAAGATTGAAAAATAAATACAACTTTAGTAACCATCATTTAGAAGAACAACGATATATTGACGTCGAGCTGATGGTTATGTCGCTGAATGCTCTCAGGATATTAAAGCACAAAGAAGATTATGATATCACTAATACACAATGTAAATCGACGAACCCTATAAACGAATTAGTTATATCACATTATAAAAAAGAAGGAGTTTGCACAGATCCTATTGTTGTAACTGATGATGATTTTTGTCTAGACGGAAGACATCGAGTAACATATAGAAAGCAAATGAATGACACTATATGCTCAGCGTATATAGTACCGAGAGAATACATCAACAAATTTATTAAAAAATACTAATACAAATCTTTATAAATAGATAACAAGGCAATAGGTGTATTATTTACAAAGGATTCTAATACTCCCCAACTATTTTAAATCTATATAAATAACTAATATGGCAGCAATAATTACATCAGAATTCAGAAAAAACTCTAGAGCATTATTTACTAATGACATTAAGACATCGACAGTAGATGACTATTTTATCGGATTAGGCAAGACTGATAGTTGGCCTGATACAACAGATGCTTTAGGCAATCAAGTAACAGAATACAGCAGACAGTTTTCTGCTCCTTTACCGGTTGATACAATTGTCAATAAGGTTGATGTATTAAAAAATCTTATGGTTCTTGTAAAAACAAGTGCGGTTGAAGTTTTTAATGTTATTCCTCGGAACAATTGGACGCAAAACAGAATTTATAAAACCTTTGATCCAACCGATCCAAAGAGTTTTGATTACGAAACCATTGATGGTGTTGCGTATTATCCATGTTACGTTACTTCTAATGATCGAATATACTTCTGTCTTTCTAACGTTGATACAAACGGTGTAGTAACAGAATCGACAGTCGCTATTCCTTCTGGATCTGGCGATAATGCATTTCTTAGCTATAACAACCCACAACCAATCTCTAATGGAGAAGGTTATATTTGGGCGTATGTATCATCTTTAGATGAAGATTCTAAATTTTATACGGATCAATTTGTAAATTACACATATCCTACTTCCACAATTATTTCAGAAAAAAAAGCTTATAATGCTACTGGTGGTTTAATTTACGATTTTAAGGTTGTCAACGGTGGTGGCGCAGGTGTTGGTTCGGCAAACACAAGAATAACAATAAAGGGTACAACACGAACTGGAGGTGCTGCTAACGGAGCAATCATACCAAAGATCACAGGAGCTGCTGCTGATTCTGATGTAGTAGTATTTGAAAATGGAGCAGCTACTGCTGGTTTTGAGGTAATATTTTCTGCTAATGGTATTGAATCAATAAAAAACGTTGCTGTCTCTGGCACGATCCCCTGGAAAAAGGACTTCTTATCAGCATCTGTAGTAGTTGAGGTTGGTAGCACTGTTAGTGAAACAGCTGATATTATTCCATCCATATTGCCTTATGAAGGTTTAGGAAGATTTCCAGATAACGATCTACCATCTTTCTATGCTGGTATTGCAGTTGATTTTATCGGTGAAGTTGACGGAGAAGCACCAGTTGGTTATAATGTTGATGTTAGACAAATCAGTCTAGTTAAAAATCCAGAAAGAAAGCCTGAGATTGTTGCCGGAACAGAGGCTGATAATGACGATAACAACGCTTCTGGATTTTATACATCTGATGAAGCATACGATGCATTGAAGTACATAACACTTCCTGCTGGAACTTTAACAAGAGATTATATCGGTAGAGACTTTGTCGTTGAGCAAGAATCAACAGGAGCAAGAGCATGGTTAGACTATGCTGATAATATTAATGAAAGATTGTATTATCATCAAAACAGTTCTCCTCTTGTCAACTTTAAAAAGTTCTCGCCAGAAACCACTGGTACTTTAAAAATTACAAGTATTGCCGGATTTTGGGATAGTACAACATATAAGGTTGCGGGTTGTGTAAATCCGGAGTATTTGCCTGAAACTGGTGAAGTCATCTTTTATGAGAATAGAAAGCCTATAAATAGAAACTATAATCAAACCGATGAAGTTAAACTTGTTATTCAATTCTAATGGCTATAAAAACCTATCAAGTCCCTCCGTACAACGATGATTTCGCTGTAAAAGACGTAAATTTTAATAAGAAGACTGCTGAAGAAAAGAACTTTCTTCGAATTCTTTTTAAACCAGGTGTTAGCGTACAAGTACGTGAGCTCAACCAAATGCAGTCTATTCTGCAGAATCAAATCGACAAACTAGGTCGAGGTGTTTTTAAAGAAGGTCCAGTTCCAGGATTAGCTACAGAAGCAACAATAGATCGATCAATACATTACGTCGATATCGATATAGATCCTTCACTCGCTGTACCAACTGGAGATTTAACACTTAATAATGGATTAATTCCGTACTTAAGCCTACTTGATGAAATTCAAATAGACTATAACGCTACGGGAAACCTTATTAATGCTGAAGTATTACATTATCAAGCTCTTACTGAAACAAACCGTTATAGATTCTTTATTAAGTATCTTAATTCTGTCCAGGATTCAAGCGGAGATAACGTACAAAGGTTTGTTGCTGGTAACACAATAGAATTAAGCGATGCGCTTGTAGTAACAGAGTTGGCCTTAACGCTGTATGGTCTAGGACAAGATATTGGAGACGTTGTTGCAGAAGGTAAAGCTATTCATGCAAAGACGGAAAAAGGTGTATACTTCGCTCAAGGTCAATTCATTTATAGCGGAGATCAAGATGTATATGCTCTAATTCCTACAGACGACTATCTTATTAATGCTAAACTTGTATTTAAAATTGTAGAAACAGTTGTAAACTACCAATCTGATGCATCACTACTTGATAATGCAGCTGGTTACCCAAATGAAACTGCACCAGGTGCCGATCGTTATACGATTGATCTTCAGTTAGCAGTATTAAGTAAAGATGTATCGGTCAATGATAAAGCCTTTATTGCAGGTAGCACAAACATTTTTAGTAATATTACATCAATAGGAAATACATTACGTCTTTTAGAAGTTGATGATAGCGCGGTTGTTCAAGTTGCTCGTCCAGAATTTAGTGGAATAACAGATGTATTAGCTGAGCGCACACGAGAAGAAAGCGGAGATTATTCGTTAGATCCATACGTTATCGACATTCAAGCATTTTATAACGATATCACTAAAGATTCTTTATGTGCTCGCGGAGTATATACTCCAACACAAATGCTTGATACTGATTTTGTTATTCCAGCTGCAGATGATTCTGAAGTTGCTGCTGGAACTTTAGCAAGTAAAAGTGAAGCTGATCGAATTAAATATGGACAATCACGATTCTCTATTGGTGTTGAACCATCTGTAGCATACGTTGATGGTTATCGAATTGCTGAACCCGAAAGAATTGAAGTAATTGGAGAAAGAGCACGAAGCACATCTGGATTT